TAAAAATCTGATCGTCTTCATCGTACCAAAGAAAAACCCTATTAGCGGCTGGTGTCGCTGGCTCTTGTACTGCGTTAAATCTGATTTTAGATTCTGACATTATGCGCCTCTTATGGCTCCATGATTAGGGTGCCTTCAAGCAAAAGCGTCCCCTCAATTTCCAACGTCCCAAAAGTAACGGACTGTCGATATTCAACAATCTTAGCAATAGTATTTAATGGTATCGTACTCCAGCCACAATGCCAATCCGAACCCGCGGCTATTGGGATAACGAAAGCCATTAACTAACTTCCTCAATGATAATTACAGGATTTCCAATCTCTGCTTTAGCATAGATTAATATGGTATCCTTGATGTCATAATTTCGCTCTGACTGGTCATTAACAATGACGCCGGTATAAGTTGCTATTGATGGATCAAAATTTAGTTTTATTTGACTACCAGAATAATTCTGAATGTTTATAGCATTTCTATTAGTCAATGGCACAGGAGGCAATGCTGTCCAAGCTGTATCTGATAATACTACTTCAGTTACTTTGCCGGATATACGCAGGCCAGACGGTGTAAACTCACCTGATACTTCACCGCTAAGAGTTGTCCGTACTACTACTTCGCCGTCATTATTGAGGTCAAATTTTTCGTACTCTCTGTCTTGGAGTGACTTCGGAAGTGACATCAGATTCTACCTTCTTAGATTTCACATCGCCAGTAAAGTAGGCAACATGGTTGGAGCCTTGTGCAACAATGAAATGTATTTTAATTGGTGTGCGTATTGCTTTTAGTTTAGCAATCAGATCGCCAGGATCAATGCCGACAACATAGCCCATGGTGTCGTATGGATTTAAAGAATCAAATGCAAGCATGGTAATCCCTAAAAATAGGGGATGAGGCCGGAACCCCATCCCCGTATTTAGCTTAAATTAAGCAGTAGTAACCTTGATACACTTCTTAGCTCCGTCGATGCCAAGAGCAACGCCGAAGATAAGGTCAACGGACATCAAGATACCATGCTTGCCAGCAGGATGCAGGTCAGAGATTTTTACAGCCATTTCTTTAGCCATAACCATCAAAAGTGCATCTGGATGCAGGAAGAAAGCAGAGCCTTCAGCCAAAGAATTATCCTCAGCTAGTTGCATACCGTAGCGACGAAGACCAACGCGGCCGCCAATGACAGGAGTATCAGCAGCGCCGAAGTCAGAGCTAACAAGCGTCTGAGAAGCTAGGACATCGCTATAGTATTTTGGATCAAGTAGACCGTACCAGCCTTTGCTTTGATCCCATTTTGCGGCAGCAGCAAGTTTACGGACTTCAAGCAAAGCACTTGCGTCCATAGCAGCCTTAACGATTTGGTGATCTGGAGCGGCAGCAGATGGAACTAGAGCAGCATATAGAGCTGTGTTGACAGCTTTTTCAACTGCGAATACCAGTGCAGCCATAACTTCAGGATTTTGACGATCAATTAGCGACATCAGCTCAACTTCGTCAGCAAATTCAAAAGCAGCTGTGACATGCTTGTCAGCTTTTACGTCAACATAAGCAGTTGAAAGAGCGGCTGGAGCGAAAGTATTGCTGTCTACTGTGCCAACTGTCTTTGTGGTGGCGGCAGGGGAATTGACGCTGTAGACTCTGACTTGGTCCCCGCCTTTGCGGATTTCGCCACTAAATTCTTTATTTACGATCGAACCTAGCAAGAGGCTTTCACGTAGTTGTTTAGTAGCTACTGGAGACCAGTATTTCTGCACCTGATTTTGTACATCTGTTAAATTCGTACTTGCCATTGTAATCACTCCTTGATTTTGGCTTATTTGTTATTGTCCCCAGACAATTTGATCTCTACGCCACTTATTCATTTCCGTAGAGCTATTAAGAGATTTCCATTCTGATTCAGTGATTTTGCCAGGTCCACCGTTTAGTCCTTGCGGAGCAGTTGCGGGTAGCTTGGCAGTTCTCTGGATCATTTCAGGCCATTGCTTTTTAAGTGACTCAGCCACCCTTGCAACAGTCATCTTGTCAATCTCACCACTATCTGGATTTACTGCCACCTCATCGGTGTCAATAAGTTTATACCACTTTTGGTCAACCTGGCCGCCCAGAGCTTCGATTACCATATTCAACTTCATGCCATGAGTTATGCGCTGATCTAGCTCCTGCCTGGCAGCGCGTTCTTTAGCAAGTTCCTCCTCACGTGCCTTAAGCAGAGCTTCGTAGTCACCGCGCTTCCTTGCTTCGGTTTCTTCGCGTTCTCTTTCTTTGGACGCTAGAGCTTCAAGTTGTGCTTGTAGCTTCTTTTTTTCGTCCAGCAGCTTTCGGTGCGTTTCATAGGCGATAGTTGATTTGGCTTCTTGATTCTCTGGCTGCGCCACAGGCTCACCAGATTGCTCCACAGGAGCTTTCTGATCGGTCATTTTTACACCTTCCATGGTTAAAAACTGTTAGAATTATATCACTTTACTCTTTCTTAGCAAATCCCCAAATGTTTTTCTATAAAACCTTACAGTTTGTTTGAACTCAAGCCTTGATACAAATAAAAACGGTCTAGCGGGAAGTTTGTTAGGTATTCCATCATTGTGCCAAGATGCTAACTCTTCATTACTCACATTTCCATGATGCTTTCCTGTTGGTTTTATCTCAATGATTCCATTTGAAATGGTTGATTTTATTACATTACTTTTTAATGATGCAATCATTTTACCAGTCAAATGCAAGTTTGATCTTCCTGGGCTAAAAAATGGACTAATCTCAAAAGCTTTTGATTTACCTAAAAAACCAGCGGCTTTGCCATACTTACCACTTTTTCTAGCGCGTTTTTCTTTAGCTTTAAGTTTTTTAAACTCCCCCCTGCGCTCTTTCCTCCATTCAATATATTTATCATTGAGTGGATGAAATTTAGATTTATCCTGCAAAGAGCCTGGTACTTGATAACCAAGCCTAATTCTTCTTTGTATTGTTTTAAGTAAAAATTCGCCGACAGGAGCAAGTGCGTCTTTTTTAATTGCTTCTCCAACTGATCTATCAAGCTTTTTTAGGATTGATTTAAGCTGCTTTACGCTTTTTTCTGCCACTTAATCCTCCTTAATAAATTTAATTATGTCAGTTAATTCTTTAATAGTTATCCCCAAAAAATCCCTAGCTTTCTTTGGATTTGGACTTGGATTACCGTATGTTCCCCTGATATTACCGTCTGCCTTAGCATTTTCTTCAGATCCATTCTCAAAGCCAATGGTAACTGAGCGGCTAGTCTTATCTAATACTGACAAAGCGGCTAGCATATCGCCAGATAGCTGCAAGTCTACCTTGTTAGTTTTGCCAGCAACCTTAAAGTCTAGGCTTTCCTTGTAGGATTTAGAATATCCAGGAAACCGGCGGCCGTCTTTGTCTTTGCCCTGGTCAGTGCGGTTGACAATACGTTCAATGATAAGGTCCGCAACCTCATCCTTTTGATCTGGACTCAGGCCGTAACCAGACAAATCAATCTTGATTTTCTGCCATTTCGTCGCCATTGTCACCCTCTTCCCGTTCTACCGGCCCAGTCTCACTTTCTCTGGCTTCTAAATCAATTCCCCGCTCCTCATCGATTTCCCGCTCAAGTTCTTCAATCTGAGCATAGGTCATCTGAGGATTAAGCATCGCAATGGCTCTGCTTCTGGTAGTGAATCCGGCTGCGTACTCATCCCGTTGCTCTTGGATAAGCTGACTGCGCTGTGTGCCTACTGGAATAACTGAAAATCTAGTAGTTACTTCAGCCATGCTTGAGAAAATTGTGCGATTTTCGACCATGCCTTGAGATACCCATATTGGATGCATCTTGTGCAAAATCATATCCCACATGGCTTGCTCTGCTTTGCCGTAGGTAACTGTCTGAGCTTGGCGCACATCGAATGTATCTGCTTCGTCGATAATCTTAGCAATACCGCTGGCGGCTTGATTCTCTGTTAGATTTCCTACTGCGCCTGTCTTAATACCCTTAGATCCAAGCCACATCGAAAGCTCTGATTCAATTAGGTTAAGGACTTCCCTGTAGTCAACTTCAGGTTTTAATGTGCCTATTTCTACCTCTTTTTCAGGATCATCAGACTTTAAGAACCAAAGAGCATTTGGCGCATAGGTAGGATCTGCTACCTCACCGTTTTTAATGTAGGTAATGCTAAAGCTACTAAACAAAGCAGCAAGGTTTAGGTCGGTCAACGCTGCCGGAATGTACTCAGCTAGGCGAATAGAATCAATATCAGGGCTAGGAATAAGGCGCAGATTGCTTTGATTGACGTAGACAAAAGGCAGCACACCGTAAGGATTTACACCGTCTGCTAGTCCCATCTCTTCCATTGCAGCAAAATCTACAGACTCATCTGATTTGACTACAGCGAAGTCTGTATCTGTGTACACCCAATAGATTTCCCGCTTCTCAGCATCCCTGCCAGCCAAAAGGACTACCATGGTAGGCTTTGTTGGATCGATGGGGTCATCGCTGTGAACGGCAAAGCGATCATTTGGGATGACTCTTATCTTTGGGCCGTCTTCAGTGATGTATGGATGAATCAATGTAGCTCTGCAGGCATTATAAAGCCTGTTAGATAAATGCATAATCTGATTAGCATTGATCTGTTTTTCATACCAAGACAGCAAATCAGAATCAGCTTCACTGCCTTCTGATACTTCCCGCATAACGCCAGTCTGATAAATGTTTGACAGCTTATCTACATAGCGGGGAATGATATTGATGGGTACAATACGCTCAAGAGCGTAGCGCAGTACCCTGGGAGACAGCAAACGCTCAAGATTTTTGACGATGTATGGCTCAAGATTTCCCTCAAGTAGATCGATCATTTTATAATTTGTTTGCAAAGTATCCGCCTGAGATTGGACTACTTTTTTAACCAACTTTGGATCGATCATTTCTAAACTCCTCTAAAGGATAATTGAACGGGTGCCGCCCCGCTCCAAGTCTGAAAGTTTACGCACCATACAATACCCTAAGGCAGTAGTGACGTGTTGATATCTTTTGGAATCGTCCTCAATCATGGTAGCACCTTTTTTAAAGGCAGTCAGCCTTAGCCCTTCGTCTAATGTAGGACAATTATGGATAAATAAACGGATTTGTCCATTTAGATTGCGGCAATAGCTGTTAATTAGATTGTGCCTTGTCCTAATCGCCGGATTTGCTAGGGGAACGCAATACCTGTATTTTATATTGTTCCGGTCTAATGACTCTTTGATGATTTCGTAGTCACTTCGCTTGCTTGAGGTGTGACGGGCTTTGCCAGATGCGTCACCGTATATCTCATAGTCTTTGCCTGGGACGATGATGCCTCTGTCAAAAAACTCTTTCATTGCCTCATCAGTTCTTGCGCCTTCAATGATAACCTCATCAAAGACATGAAAGCATCCATCCTCATAAGCCATCGCTACTGCAGACAAAGGCTTGCCGTCACCGATGTTAAAGTCAAATGATATTAGGATGGGAGTTTCGGGCCTTGGTCGCCAGATGGCTTTATCACTTTGAGATGACGAGTCGTATTGGTAGTAGATGACTTCGTCTGCAATTTCAATCCATTCCCCGTAAAGCATTCGCCTGGCTCTTTTGGGGTCAAGGTCTGATTTAAGTTGAGCAATGTACTGCGGTGGCAGAAATGGATTATCCTCAGTTCTAGAGAAGTAGACGTGCTTTGTAGGATGCTTTGAATTACTACTGTTAGGCGCAACAAAGTATTTGTAACACCAATGGCCAGGAGAATCAGGGTTAGTGGCAGCAATAATAAGAGGCTTATTAATGTGAGGCAAGCGGCCCACCCGCATCTTAATTTCATGGTAAGCTTGTTCATCGTCACCATAATTTTCTGTAAGTTCTTCAATGGCCGCTCCTGACAGTTCAAGTGATCTTAGTTTACTGTAGCGTTTATCTGCCCAAGATTTACTAATTATCTCTGATCCATTTACAAACCAAATCTTACCTATATTATCCCATACCCTGTAATAGCGGCTATCTATTCCCTCAAGATGCTCACAGATTTTTAAGTAAAGCGTATCCTTCAAATCTGGCAGTGCCCGCCTACCAATAAGGAATCTTGCTCTGTTATTTTCAAGACAATGCCTGATAATAATGTGCGCCATGAGAATGGACTTCGCAGATCCAACACTTCCAGACAAAAGCACCTCATGCGTACCTTTGCTGTAATCATAGCTGTATATATCGTCTATAACTTGCTTTTGAAACGGTATGACGGTTGGATCAAACTCAGGAAGGGTTGGGGTTGAGCCGTTCATTTCTTTTTTATTGACTCATTCAAAATAAGAGGCACTGCATTATCCCAAGAAACCAAATGATGAAGTCTTTTTGCTGCGTTTCCATTTAATATTTTTACTTTTACGCAAGACGGTCTGAAAATTACAGAATAAAAACTTTTTACATAAGTTCCAGCATCTAAATATAATTCCGTCATTCCTCCTGAATTTGATTGGGTTACTGTTTGTGTAAGACTTACATGATTAGATGTAAAAAATAAATCATGAGGAGTATATGGACAAGTATAGGTTATAACGTCTTCATTAATTCTACCTAAAAACTTAAATCTATTTTCTGTTTTGCAAAAAAAGGAATTCATACATTTTCTTGTTAAAGTCAATTTTTCTGCATTTTGATTTCCAGAACCACCAATAAAGTCTCCGCCCTGAGTCAAAGCTATGCTTTTTATTGGAGTTTTTTCTATAAAATTAATATAAGACAAAAATACTTTATTTAAATTCCTGCAAACATTTGCTGCATAGTTTAATTTGTTGTTAAATCTCCAATCAAATTTTACGTAATCATCATCTAATTGCAAAAAATATTTTAACCCTAAATTTTTGGCTATTTCAAAATTTGCATTTCTTGCATAAACAACGCCCCTCAAAGAATCAAAATTGTCACCAATATCAAATTCGTTTTTGATTTTTTCTTTGTCAAAAATTATTACTTTTTCACCAAATTCACTTATATATTTATCTTTTTCTTTGTCATGGCTGTCTATTATTAAATAAGTTTTTCCTGTATATCCTAATCTTTTTAAAGTGCCCAAAGTTTTTACTTTAGACGGCCTACCATGAGTCAAAATAAAAACAGCAAAGTCATCCCTCATAATCGTATGCCTCTGCCAAATCTTTCGTCATTTTTACAAAACCATTTTCGATAGCTTTATCAAAATCAATAATGACAAGAGCGGATTTTTCCATAAGCTCTTGCGTTTCCTTGTCAGAGTGTGCATAAAATTCAGCTATATTTTGATAGTTAAAAATCAAATGTCTAGTTGCCGCATATTGCAAAAAATCCCTAACATCGTCTGTTAATTTGTCATTTAATTTAATTTCTTCAATTAGTTCTTTAAATTTATTTCTGTCATATAAATCCGAAATTTGAGGCTTTTGTCCAGTTGGTTTATAAATTGGAGCTTCTATTTTTTTTGTATATAAATCATCTAAATTTTCTTGAGATTTTTCAGAAAGAATTTCTTTTTCGATTTGTTTAAATTCCTCATCATTAAAACCTAAATCATCAAGCTCCCAGCCAGACTCTTTTAATTCTCCCAAGATATCGCCTAAGACTGGATCATCCCATTCAGCTAATTCTGCGCTGCGATTGTCAGCGATAGCGTAGGCAGTAGCTTCGTCTGCTTTGAGGCCAGAGCGTCTAATGTCTATCGTATCCCATCCAAGTCTCTTAGCAGCTTCTAGCGTACCGTTTCCGGCTATGACAACGCCGCCGTCACCTACTACGATGGCCTTTTGCTGTCCAAATTTAGACAGGCTATCCATAATCGCTTTGATATTGCGATCATCATGCTTCCTGGCATTGCGCGGATCAAACTGTAATGAGTCTATTTTAACCCGCTCATAGGCTAAGGCTTGAGGCATTTCTGACATTTAGTATTCCTTCTGATTTAAAAAATCTGCTATCTGAATCCCAAGCCAGTAAGAAAATAACCAGAGCGGACCAAATAGCCACTGAGAACATAAAAAGGCAATAGCAGCAGCCGGAGCCACAGCAAATACTAAGCATAGTCCAATGCTGTCTACGTTGTCTCTGAGAACAAAGCCAAGGAAGGCACCAAAGAAAATGACGCTAAAGATTACTGCAACTACTGCTATTACCAGTATGCTCATTTTTTCTTTACCATCTTCTTTACTTTAGTTTTTACTTTTACTGGAACTTGCTTAGGCGCGGTGTAGAAATAAGCACCCAGGAAAGCTTCCCATCTGTCTACGCAGTACATTAGCGGCGAAAGGATTGCTCCAACTACAAGAGCCAAGGGAAGTGTTAGAAGACCAACAAATAGTTTTAAGAATCGCATTACTTTTTACCTTTCTTCTTTGGTTTACTTTTTCCGGCTTTAGACAAAGCAATTGCAACACTTTGCTCCTGCCCGTAGCCCTCTTCTTTCAGCTTCTTAATATTCTTTCCCACCGTTTTC